ATATACTTATGAATATGAAGAAGGTGTTTTTATCAGTGTACCAGCTCAAAACGAAACCAATATCAGTGATATGCCAAAAGATTTACGGATCTTACTTCAGTATGCATGGATAAATGAAATTGACTTGATCCGAATGGATAGAGACGCAGATATTATTGATGATATTCCGGCATATGACTGGGAAAAAGAAGCAGATAACGAAAAGTTAGCAGAAAAAATTTGTTCATGTCTATCAGATGGATATGATGATGAAGAGCATAGAGAGGAAACTGTTCAAGATCTTGTGTTAGCATTTGAGTATAATGATATGGAAATGTTGAAACTGGTGCTAAATTTGTTGTGCGAACGAGTTGAAGATATGGAGGAAGTAGATATAAAGCAAAGACAATATATAAAAACAGAGGTCTAAATGTATGTATACATATCAATTTTGTTATGATGAATATGGCGATGATTATATTGATCCAAGAAATGGAGATAAAAAATTATGACAAATTTAACACACTTATTTAAGGTAAAGAAAAAGGTTAGGTATCATGATCCAGATACAGGTAGATGGCATGATGGAGAAATAAAAGAAACATATTCAGATCATGTGATCGTAGATATTCCGGATATTTCAGATCATTGTTGGTTCGAGGAAGATTTTAATTTGGAATATCTTTATCCAGAATATAATTTTGATGTGTAAAAAGCAGATGACAATACGTTGTCTGTTTTTTTAAATTGGAGAAAAGGAGAATATATTATGAGACAGTCAGATTATACAAAACATAGAGCGTTATCACGACATGAAAGTTATGTAAAACAAAAAGCAAAGTGGAGAGATAAAGCAATTGAATGGCAAGCAGATATGTACAATCAGAATTATTCGATCGAAGAATTATCTAATTGGAACAATTTCTTTGAAAAGAAAGGACGGATGTATGGGTTGCTTGTAGAATTTAGAGAAAACGGAATTTGTTAAGTATAAATTGAAGGATCGATTGAAACGGAACATCCAGGCAATTCACGAGCATTTAGAGTCGTAGGATAACCTGATGAAAGTCGAATTTGATTGGAGGTGCAAATATGGTTGATTGGTTTGGAAGATGGACAGAAGAAAAAGATTACTCACGATATCCGAAAGAAAAATGGTGCGATTATGATTACATGGCAGCATGGATTAGAAAACAGGGATATGAACCTAGAACTGGAATGGAAAATTTAATTACAAATATTTTTTCGTTCTATGAATCTGAAATTGAAAATCATGTTAGTGATTACGATACTGAAAATGGAAATTTTGATGGAACGTATGCAGAAGCAGCACAAGCTTACGTAATGGATAGTGGCGGTCTAAGCGAGTTTGATTTTGAAGTATAAGACAGAAGAGGTTCAATATATAAAGTGGAGGTAAAGAATATGAGAACAGATAAAAAGTACATGATGATTGTGACAGAAGAAGATGACAGATACGACGCAGAAGATGGTTATGATTGTGATTTTTATGCAGATCATCCATGGGAAGGGAATTTAATTGATATTGTATATGGCAACAACATTGATGAGTTACGGGGTAATGGCGAAAATGAAGGAATGTTTTATATGTTATATTTAGCTGAAAACGGAGAGAGAATTGGTTATGGATGTGTTGATTTTGACACTATTGAAGAAACGATTTCGAGATATGAACTAGAAAAATGTAAAGATATGAACACTGTATGGACAAAAGATGATATTATTAATGCATTGGTTGAAGATGGCATAGAACCAACCAATGCAAATATTGTAAAAGTTATTACAGCGGAGTTTGTTCAAAATTTCAAGGATAGAATTATTGAGCTTGGAAATGAGATGATTTCGTGGCAGGTCAGTGATGTTTTTAAAAAGAAGGGAGAATAATTATGGTAAACAAATATGATAACATACAGGACACAACAGATAAAATCTATGAATTTTGCAAAGACTACATTTTTGAGCATGGTTATGCTCCGTCTTATGACGAGATTGGAAAAGGTGTTGGAATTAAAAGCAAAGGCACTATCCATTGTAATATGCATAAATTATTGAAAGAAGGTAGAATTGCAACAGATTTAAAAGAACTTGCGTCCAGAGGGTTCCGTATTTCTGGTTATATTATCATGCCGATAGGTGTAGATAAAAGATGAGTAAAACAAGAGAAACACCATGCTTATACTATATTTGCGCAGGACAATGTAGTAAGGGGAGAGAAGCAGATCACAATCATTATTGTCAATATTGTGATAAATACAGGCCACGAGCAAAAGTACGACACATCAATCAAAAGAAAGAAAAATTGAATAAAATCAGGAAAGAGGAACGTTATTAACCGGTACAGAAATGTGCCGGTTTTTTTGTTATAAAGAAAGGAGAATATATGAAAAGAAAAACGTTCAAAGAATATTGTCAAACAGATGTGCGTAAGTTCGAGAATTTAGAAAAGAAATGGAACCTAACACAAACAAGTATAAGAAAGAAGTTGATAAGATATGTGGAACTATATGGATATGATTTGTCGGAATCAGATATGGAGTTTATCAGGGAATGGGTGATTGAAAGTGCTTATAATGTTTTGAAATTAAATCATCAATTCGATGAAGAATTTAAAAGCCAAAACAAAAATATGGAAATTTCAGAAGAGGAATTAGAGCTGATATTTCCGTCATACATTTCTGAATAGTGAATTTTAGGAGGAAGATATTATGTCACTTGAATATGCCGTTGGATACTATGGAACCTTTGTCGCAATTGGAGTCATTATTATTATAATTATTGCTGCAATTGCCGATTTATAATTGGAGAAATAAAATGAATGAAAGAGTCCAGACAGGCTTAGAGGAAGAAAAACTTAAATATAAACGAAAAATCGAAAACATTATGAAAGGGAAGTCTAAGAATCTACAAGACTTCCTTTTATATATGCATGATTTATCAGAAAAGACAAAATATGTTTACATGTGTGATGTATTAAAATTTCTAAAGTTCACAGGAAAAGAAAAAGAAGAAGATCTTGAACTGAGAGATTTTGTATCCTATATGGCAAAAATACAAGATAAAGACAATGGATTAGAAACAGTTTCTTCTTATCAAATTGCAGTTTATTCTGCACTAAAACTTTTTTCAAAATGTATGTTTGCATATAAAATTTTTTCGAAAAATTATATGGAAGAAATTGCGAAGCCAAAAAAGAGAGAGCAACAAAGAACAATAGAAAGAAGAGAAAAAAGTTATTTGACGCCAGAAGAAACACAAACGTATCTTTATAATGTAGACCATAAGCTGACAGGAAAAACAAGAAAGCCATCAGCTATTTGGTCACAAAGGGATATTGCAGTTATAAAACTTTTCCTTTCTACAGGAGTACGTTGTGCAGCGTTATCCAATATGGATATAGAGAATTTAAATATGGATAAAGGAACTCTGATTGTAACAGATAAGGGGAAAAAAGTTCATACATTCATTTTAATTCCGAAAGTTTTGGATGAATTGCAGAAATGGTTAGCATACAGAGATCAACTTGTAACAGTATGCGATACGCCAGCTCTGTTTCTTGGGAAAACCGGAAAGAGATTGTCCACAAGTGCAATTTCGGATATTACAAAAAAATATGCTTGTAATATAAAAGGAAAAACAATTAGTCCACATAAACTAAGGGCAACATATGGTACTACATTGTACAACGCAACGGGTGATATTGTGCTTGTACAGAAAAATTTACATCATGCATCAATTAATACAACGCTGTTATATGTAAGAGGAATGGAAGAAAAAGCACAAAAAGAATCTGTAGAAATCATGAAAAATATTATCTAAACATCAACGAGGCGGTATACTTTCTGTTTACCGCCTTATCAAGAAAGGAAATTATTATGGTACAAATTTTAGAATTATTCGGTGGAATTGGAAGTCCACGGTGCGCATTACGGAATATCGGTATTCCTGTTAAATCAATTGATTATGTTGAAATTGACGAAGCAGCAGTCAGATCATATAATGCAATGTTCGCAAAAGATCTTTCGTATAAAACGCAAACAGTGGTCGGATACAATCTTCGTCCAGATATTCTGATACATGGTTCTCCTTGCAATGATATGTCTGTTGCTGGACATCAAGGCACAGCTACCAAAGATGGAAGAATAAATCATGGAGCTGGCGCAGAAGAGGGGTCTGGGACAAGATCGAGTCTTATGTGGGAAACAATTAATATTATTAAACAGATGGGAGAATGGAAACCCAAATATGTGATTTGGGAAAATGTTAAAAATATCAGAAGTAAATATATGGTACATAATCACGACAGATATATGGAAGAATTAAGTAAACTTGGATATACAAGTACATATGAACTATTAGACGCAAGAGAGTTTGGTATTCCACAAGCAAGAGAACGCTATTTTACTGTAAGCTGTTTAAAAGGAAAGGAATTTGATTTTTCTGATCTGATTAGAACGCCAATGAAAAACATTCATGAGTTTTTGGAACAGAAAGTTGATCCAGTGTACGAGGTAACACAACCGAGCATTCTGGAATGTATTGGCGCATCCGGAATTAGAAGAGCAACTGTAATTGACAAATATGCTTATACAATCACGACTCGCCAGGATCGGACACCTGCACAGGTAATTGACTTACATAATGGAAAGTATAGATATCTTACGGAACGGGAATGTTGGAGACTTATGGGTTATACGGATCAGGACTATGAAGCAGCCGCATCTGTACAACAGAAACGAGGAAGATATAAAATGGCATTATATAAACAGGCTGGCAATAGTATTTGTGTTCCAATTTTTGAAAGCCTGTTTAGAAAAATTTTGTTGGGTGAAACTGCATAGAAAAACTATGTTATTGCTAAGGAATATGATATAATATAAATAATTATATAAAAGTTGGAGGAAAATAGAATGGGAGAATATTATAATACAATTATTTTACGACATGCTGAAGGATCTTATACGAAAAAACAGTTCAAAAATTATTCTGAAGGAGATTGTATTTATGGACCAAATACTGATCCAGAAGAATTAAAACGATGGACGTATGATCAGCTCAATGAAGCAAAAGCAGAATTGGCAAAATATAAATGCACATATGACGAGCATCCTGATTGCGTTGATGTAGAAGAATATGCACTTGAATATTGTGACACAAATACAGATGGAGAATTTGTGAATGGTTCAGATTACGATTTAGCGGAAAGAGAGGAAGTATAATTTGGAACAAAAACAAGCCATCCGGCATATGGAACGATCATGTTTAATAGAGCTAACGGTTATAAAAGAAGTTTGTTTGGAAGCAGTATTGAACATAGTAACGTGATTATAATGGAAGTAAAACATGCTGATATAGAACGTGGATTAAATAGAGATTGGGTTTATGGTAAAAGTCCTATTGTAGAAATAGAGATGAGTTATTCACAGTTTGCAGAAGCAATTACATCTTTTGGTCAAGGGAATGGAATACCTTGTACTATTAGATATACAGAAAAAGATGGGAAAATACCTCCGTGTGATTTTGTTAGCAAGAGAGAACAATTTACAGGAGAATTTAAAGAGCAGACTGATAAGGCAATGGAAAAGTCAAAAGAATTAATAAATGAAGTTGCTGAATTGTTTTCTTCAAAAAAGACACTTACAAAGGCAGATAAAGAAAATATTTTAAAAAAGCTCAATATGTTAAATTACGATATTGGAAGCAATATTGGGTTTATTGCAGATCAGTTTAATGAACAGATGGACAAAACGGTTATGGAGGCAAAAGGAGAAATTGAGTCCTTTTGCCAGAACAAAATCAATGCAATTGCTAGTGCATCATTGGTAGAACATAGAGATGAGTTTCTAAAATTGGAAAATCCAGTTGATATTGAGAATGAATAAGGCAAAGAAATTAACTTTCAAATGGTGATAATATGGAAAAATTGAAATTGTACAAAGTGACAAAGGCAAGTTCAGATGGTACATTTAATATTGGAGATATAATTTGGCTTTCTAATAATGAAGATTTAAATAGTTGCAAAGGCTGCGGATGGCTTCCGAAAAGTGAGTGGGATAATCCTGGAAGTAACGATTTTGAAGTTGAAGAATGTACCGATTATTATTTAGACGTGACCGATCGGAGTGAGAAAGTAAGGAGAAAAGTTTAGATGATATATCTGATTGCATACAAGGAAAAAGATGGAAACGATTTTATGGGTCAGCCTTATATTCTAGGAGATTTTAATAATTTTGATGAATGTAAAGAGAATGCGCAGCAGCTTATCGGAGATGGGTATTGCTATGTTACGGTATTCGAATGTGAAGAGAATGCGCCAGAAGAAATCTCGTGGGATTATGTAAAAAATAACTAAGTTGATAGTTAATACAAGATGAGGCAGGTCATAAAAATATGGCTGAATTTCTGTATGGATTTGCAGAAAAATTAAGGATAAATAAATGATTTACTCGGAAGATTGGAAGAGGTGACATTAATGGAATTTAAAAAAGGTGATAAAGTGTTTCACAAAAATTTAAAATTGTTTGGAATATTTGTAGATTATGCATGGGAAAATCCAAACGAGGAAGCAGATGTTGATTTTGAAATGGAAGATGGTTATATTGAACAGCGACATGTTTCAATAAATCAGTTGCAGAAGTGTTCAAGTAACGAAGAGATTAGAAAGAGAATTGGAGGTATAACAGTGGACGAATTAAGAATTAAAATCGAGCAGCTTATTGAGGATTTAGAAAATGAAACAAAAAATCGCAATATGAATGACTTAGAAGAAGGCAGATATAAGGCTTTATGCGAAGTATTGGATTTAATTGACGAGCAGAAGAAATGACGATTTCAAGAGAAAATGGGAGATGATCGTATGAGTTTTAAGTCAGGTAATATTGTTAGAAAAATTGATACTTATTGGCATGGTAGTTTAAATGAATCACGAAATGATATAGGAAAGTTGTATGTAATAGAGTATTCATATGGAGAAAAATATGGTGACGGAACTTGTTACGGTGGATACTCAATTATGGATATGGAAACGGGTGGTAGTTCTTCTTGGTGGAATGAAGATTGTTTAAAATTTGTTGAAGAAGGAAGTGTTGAACTGATAAATCAGTTAAAAATAAAATGCAATCGAGTAAAAGAACAACAAAAAGATTTAAGTTGGATCAAAGAAAATTTTAGTCAAAGCTTATCTGCAAATTCTATTCTGACATTGTTCAATAAAGTAGGATATAAATGCGCCTTTGAAAGAAATGGTGAATACTATGCTTTAATGACTGACTGGTTAGAACTGTATCCTATATTTAACGCTATATTTAGGGCGGATAAAAATCAGATGATGGAATTTGTTGACAAAACATTTAAAGAAGATTTTAAAGAAAAATATAAGAATAGTTTTTCCTCGTTTTATGAAGAAGTTGCTGCAATGTGACATAATGAAAAATTGCTTTCATTGTAAAGGATGCGAATAATATGACATATGAAGAAACACAAAAAATCAAACATTTACGAGAAGTGACTTCTGTTATGGTTGAGGAATCATCAAATGGAATTGAATGTACTAAAAATAGATTTGGGAACAGAACTATGGATGGTTGCAAAAATGTAACTTTTGAAAAGATTGAGTTATCAAAAATTGACAATGATATTCCTCATATAAGAAGAGAATATTATGAAAAAAATCTATGGGTAATGTTATGAGATTAAGTTGTTTTTAATATAGAATGGAGATGATTATATGAAAAGAATTAAAATGAAAGATAATACAACAAAATTTGTGTGGGATGGAGATAACTGCGTAGATAAGTACACAGAGCTTATAGAACAGTATTATTACGACTCAGAAGAAGAAAGAATGGAGCATAAAAAAGAAATGGAATCAAACGGATGGAATGATTCTGGTCAGGTTATGGAAATGGTAAGTGGTTCTTTAATGCCATGGGCGAAAAATCCTCCTGTACATGTCTGGTTCGGAAGTTATTATAAAACAATTAGAGAGTAGATGAAAGACTTCACTAAGGAGGTGCAGATTATGAGAGAATCAGAGGTGAAAAATATTATAGCTGTGGAGATTTTAGATAAAATGAATGACCAAGGAGGAGCTTCTGTATTAAGAGAAATTTTATTTAATCCAGAAAATAAAATTGATTGGGAAAATATTGGAAGTAACGTTATTCAAAAGCATATGCCAGAATTAAAAATGTTTG